AGCCTGATCGCCAATGCGGCCCGCCCGTCGGGTGCGCTGGTTCACGAGGGGCGCGACGGGGCGCCCTTGTCTCCGGAGCAGTTCGACCGGCTGCGGGATGAAGTGGAGGGCGCCTTCCAGGGCGCCGTCAATGCAGGGCGCCCCATGCTTCTGGAAGGCGGGCTGAAGTGGCAGCCGATCGCGCTGACGCCCGCCGAACTTGATTTCGGCCGCGCCCGCGAGGCCGCCGCGCGCGAGGTGGCCCTGGCCTTCGGCGTGCCGCCCATGCTGCTGGGGCTGCCGGGGGATGCGACCTATGCCAACTATGCCCAGGCGAATGTCGCGCTGTGGCGGCTGACGGTGCTGCCGCTGCTGACCAAGGTGCTGCACGGCCTTTCAACGCATCTTGCGCACTTCTGGCCCGGGCTTCGGCTGGAGCCCGATCTTGATGCCATTCCAGCACTTTGGAGCGATCGGGAAGCCTTGTGGCGGCATGTGTCGGCGGCGGACTTTCTGACGGTGGATGAGAAGCGCGCCCTGCTTGGCTGGGGGCCGATGGCCGAAGCCGGCACGGGGGAGAGGCCATGACCGACCTGGTTCGCCTTCGCGGCTATGTGAGCCGCTTCGATGTGCCCGACCGTTCGGGAGACATTATTCGCAAGGGCGCCTTCCGGGGCTTGCCGGCCGAAGTGCCGCTGTTGTGGCAGCATGATCTCGAACGCCCGATCGGGCGCGTGATCGCCCTGGTGGAGGATGATCGCGGGCTGCGCATGGAAGCCGGGATCAGCCCGGCCTGTCGCGATGGGCTGGATGCCCTGGCGCTGGTGCGGTCGGGCGCGGTCACGGGTTTGTCATTTGGTTACCGGGTGAAGCAGGCGCGCGCGGCGCCCGGCGGCGGGCGAGAGCTTCTGAAGCTCGAGCTTCTGGAATGTTCGGTGGTGACCCTGCCGATGCACCGCGACGCGCGAATTACCGGGATCCAGCCCTGAGCCGGCACCGGTTCATTCCCTTTAGGTGGAGATGCTCATGATCGACTATGAAACGAAGGCCGACCGGTTCGAGCCGGTGGGTTCACCGCTGGTGGGCGCCGAACGGCTGCCCGACCCCATGATGGAGACGATGCAGGCCCGGGTGGATGAGCTGAAGTCGGAACTGGGCGCGCTTCGCCAGCATCTGGTGGAGCGGACGCGGCCGGCGATGCTGGTGGGAGAGGCGGGGCGCAGCGCCGAAGGCCGGGAATTTGCCGACCAGTATCTGAGGAAGGGGCTTGAGTCCGGGCTGGAGATCAAGAAATTCTCCATCTCGACCGCGTCGGAGGGCGGCTTTGCCGTGCCGCGGGACATCGACCAGATGATCGAGGCGACGCTGAAGTCGGTGTCTCCGATCCGGAGCATCGCCAATGTGGTGAAGGTGGGAAGCGCCCATTATCGCAAGCTGGTGGCCGTGGGTGGCTTTGCCAGCGGCTGGGTGGCGGAAACTGCCGGCCGGCCGGAGACGGCGACGCCGACCTTTACCGAGATCGCGCCGCCGATGGGCGAGATCTATGCCAATCCGGCAGCGACACAGGCGCTTCTGGATGATGCGATGTTCGATGTGGAAGCCTGGCTTGCCCATGAAATTGCGACCGAATTTGCGCGGGCAGAAGGCGTGGCCTTTGTGTCGGGCACGGGGACGGACCAGCCCAAGGGCTTTCTGACCTATCCGGTGGCGACCGCGAACGATGCGACCCGGCCTTTCGGGACGGTGCAGTTCGTGCCTTCGGGCGCATCGGGCGCGTTCGGCGCCAATCCGGCTGACCGGCTGATCGACCTGGTGCATGCGCTGAGGACCCCATATCGGCAGGGAGCGAGCTGGGTGATGAACGCCAATACGCTGGCGGCGATCCGGAAGTTCAAGGATTCGACCGGCGCCTTCATCTGGCAGCCCGCCATCGCCCAGGATCAGCCGGCGACGCTCTTGGGTTATCCGGTAGTGGAAGCTGACGCGATGCCGGACATTGCGGCCAATTCGCTGTCGATCGCCTTCGGCCAGTTCGCGTCTGCCTATACGATTGCCGAGCGCGGGGAGACGGCGGTGCTGCGGGATCCCTATTCCAACAAGCCCTTCGTGCATTTCTATGCGACGCGACGGGTGGGCGGCGCGCTGGTGAACAGCGAGGCGCTGAAGCTGATGCGTTTCTCGGCAAGCTGAGATTCGGCCTTTCGGCCGGGCGGTTGCGCGTTTCCTCGTGACCGCCCGGCAGGAGTTTCAGGGAGCCTGGAGAGCGCCATGGCAATCCAATCCGCGCGCGTGCTGGCCGATGGCTGGACGCTGGAAATCACGGGCGAATGGCCGGCTTCGACGCCGGCTTCGTTCCAGCTTTTCGATATGCCTGGCGAGACGGCCGAGGCGATCGCTACCTGGGACGATGCGACAGCGCGCGTGCGGTTGAGCGTGACAGGACCGGGCCATGATCGGGTGGGGCTGGAGGCGCAGCCCGCAGTGCGGACGCGGCAGATCGTCTGCCACGAGGTGATGCGCGCCCCGTACAGCATATGGCCGGCCCAGCCCGCGGGACCCGATCCGGGCGGCTTTGCGGGATGGCCCATGCCGCGGGCGCTCAATCGACCGTTCGTCGAGGATGATCTGGGTGGCGGCCTGCGCCGGGTGAGGCTGCGGCTGCACAAGCCCGTGGCACCCGGGGAGAGCTTCACGGTTCAGTTCAGGGAAGGGTGGCGGGCGGGGCTGGGCGCCGAGACGCTGGTGGGTGCCCCCTGTGTGAATGACAGCGTGACGTCCATCGAGCGGCCTTCGGCGCGCTGGCTGACGGCGCCCTATGCGGCGATCCGTGACACGACGCTTCAGCGGATCGACCTTCATGCGGCGCACGGGTTGCCCGAGGGGCGGCGCGGGGTGGCGGGCGTTCGTTTCTGTGCGACCGACGGCGCAACCAAGCGGTTCGCCTGGGCCGACCTTGGCTGGTCTGACGCCTATGGCGACCAGGTGCGCTGCTGGACGAGCCTGATGGATTTCGCGGGCCTGAGCCCGGGGCCGATTGCGGTTCACTGGAGCGTTTTTCCCTGGTTCGGGCCGGTGCGGCATTCTTCTGGCGCGCTTGACCCGGCGACCGCATCGGCTTTGGCGCTGATGCCGGCAGATGCCGACCTCGCCGTGGTGGGGACGGACATGCGGGCGGAGAACCCGCTGATCTTCGGCTATGACCCCCTTGGGTCCGTTTATGGCTATACCGACCTGGCGTCGGTCTATCGGAAGTATGTCTCTATCGCGGTGGACCCGGCTGGCGGCGTGGTGGTCAATCCAGCGTCGCGGGCTGCCGCCGAGCCGCTGTTCGGCTTCGGCGCCACGCCCGCTGAAGCGCGTGCCGCGGCGCTGGCGCTTCCGGTTGCAGCGCGGGCCCAGAACACGACCGTTGCACTTCATGCGATTCGCCAGCTGGGCCGGGTGCTGGCGCCCGCCAATGGCCGGGGCACGCGGACAAATGTTGCCGATGGCATCGAGCTGTTCATGGTGGACGGCCTGCATGTGGCGGGTTCAGGGGCCGGGCCCACATCGACGGCGTTGGGCGAAGTCTATCTGGTGATAGCCGGCAACTCCGCGGATCTGTGCGAGGTGCAGGGTGCGGCGACGGCCAATGCATCCCGCTTTACCTATGCGGGGCGGGTGTGGTTCCGCGATCTTTATCTGCGGATGAATGCGAGTGGTCTGATCGGGACGGACTGGGCGATCACGGAGCGGGTGCGGATCGACCGGATTCCGACGTCGACCGCGACGGCGCTGACGTCGCACCAGGCGATCGCCAACCGGCCACGCTGGTCCTATCTTGCAACGCGGCTGGAGGCTGGATCAGGCAGCGGCCCCAATTATGCCAATCTGAACGGGGGAGCGCTCCTGCTGCGCTCCTGCCAGATCCAGACCCCGATCGCCGCGCCCGTCGTTGTCAACTGTTCGAACGATGACGCCCCCCCGGCCAATTCGGCGCGGATCGGCCTAGCGGTGCCCAGTGGTTCCGCGCCGGAAGCATGGTTCGACTGCCACCGCTGGAACAACAGGCTGCGCGGGGGGAACGCAACATCCGGGACAGCCATCATCGACACACCGGTGGTACTGGCGGCCGACGGTCGCCAGAAGTGCGAGCGCTTCGTGGTGGTGAACAATCTGTGCGAGCAATCCGCGGGTGTTGCCACATTCATGCTGCGGATCGGGGAGGGCCCCACCATCCCGATCGATGCGTCCGGCATGGTGATCGAGGGCAATACTTTCGTCGGCAACCGGATCAACTGGATGTATTCGGACATGACGCCGGCCACGATCGGCCAGGTTGAGGACCCGAGCTTTGCCAATTTCTATCGGCAATGCCGGGTGAGCAACAATGTGCTGGACCTGTGGGCCATGAAGTCGGACACGTTCGCCAGCACGGAGGCGAACAGCCTGCGGGCTGCAGCTTACCCAGGGAATGACGCCCCGGGGCGCAGCTTCATGGGCCAGTCTTCCGCCCAGCATCAGGCGCAATTCGGGTTCATGATGGAGGCCAATGCGATCAATCACCGCTTCGATTTGACCATTGCGGCCTTCGCAGGGGAAAATCGGGGGCTGCGCGCGCGCATGCCCGCCACCGCCACTCCTGCTCTGAACCAGGGGTGGGCGGCTTTTGCTGACGACAGGAGCCGGACCACGGGCCTGGGGGGCTTCGGGGACTATCGGCCGACAGCCCTGTCGCCGTTTCTTTCGGTGGGGCGCACCGCGCAGATCGATGTGGGCGCGGATGGCGGTTTGCGGGGGGCCACCTTCCCGGCCGGAGCGATGGCCGGGACGCTGCTGGGCGAGCCGTTGGCGGTTGAACCGGATGCCGCCGGACATGCGGTCATGTCGACGCCTGTCGGCCTGGTCTTTTCGGGCCTGGTGGTGACGCTTGAAGCTGAGACGGGAAGGTCGCCCATGACGAGCGGGGAGGCCGGTCTGGCCTTCTGGAATACGCCTGCCCCGGATCGACCGTTGCGCCGCCTGCGGGTGAGGCCGGAGTCGCGGGTGCGGGTTCCTGAAATCGACTAGCCCTGACGACAGGGCATGATGCCGGCCCTGGCGCAGGGCCATTTTGAGGAGATCCAAAGTGGGTAAATGGGTGTCCGCGGCCGTCCTTGACGGCGCGCTTGCCGTGGTGGCGTCTTCGACGCGTATGCTGGCGCTTGCCGGACAGCCGGGAAGCTTTGCCGAGGCACAGGCCGGAAAGCTTGCGGAAGTCACGCTGTCGTCGAGTGATTTCGATGTGGCGCCAGGCGAGACCTCGGGCCGGCGGATCGGGATTTCCGCGAAGGCGGGCGTACCGGTTGTTGCGACCGGCATGGCCGACCATGTCGCGCTCGTCGATCCAGAGCTGAACCGGCTGATCTATGTGACCACCTGCCCGCCGCAGGCCGTTTTAGCGGGTGGAAGCGTGAATTTCGCGGGCTGGTCGATCGAGATTGGCGACCCTGCCTGAGCCTGGCGGGCAGACATCGGGAAGAAAGGATTCCTCATGTTCCTGAAGGATCCAGCCGCGCGGCTGGACTATGGCCTGGACTGGGCGGACCGCCTGTCAGCCGGGATCACGATCCTGAACAGTGACTGGCAGGTCGAGCCGGATGAGGCGGATGGCCTGACGATCATGGGTTCGTCGCTGGAGGGTGCCTTGTGTGTCGCCCTCATTGAGGGAGGCGTGGCCGGTTGCGTCTATCGGGTGTCGAACCGGGTGGAGCTTTCAGACGGCGGCGTGGACGAGCGAAGCATCGTCGTTCGTGTGGACGACCGGTGATGGGAAGCGCTGAAGGCCATGCAGGGATCGTGGCCCTGGCCGAGTTGAAGGCCTTTCTTCGGATCGAGACGGACATGGAGGATGCGCTTCTGGCCGGGCTGCTGCGGTCGGCG